AGGTAGGTGACCAAGATCCAAAAATCTGGAATCTTATTTTAAGACCAGCTTTGGCAGATAAAAAAGGCTATTGTTTGTTTATTGGTACTCCGAAGGGCAATAATCACTTTCGTGAGTTTAAAGAACGAGCAATGGTCACCGAGGGTTGGAAGTTCTTAGAGTTTAGGGCTAGTGATACTAACATACTAGATCCACAAGAGTTGGCTAGTGCTAAGAACGAGATGGGCGAGGACAAGTACAAGCAAGAGTTTGAGTGTAGCTTTGATGCGCCAGTAGAAGGTGCTTACTATGGGTCACTACTACATGAAGCCGATAACGAGAAGCGTGTTACTAAGATTCCTAAAGACGAACTGGCAAAGATTGTTTGTAGCTGGGATTTGGGTGTCAGCGACTCTACGTGTATTTGGGTAGCCCAGATAGTAGGTAAAGAGATACAGCTAATAGACTGTACTGAAAACCACGGTGTCGGATTAGATTACTATGTTAGCTGGTTACGTGATAACGGTTACGATAAAGGTCAGCAGATTCTTCCGCACGATGTAAGAGTAAGAGAGATGACCACAGGTCGCAGCCGGTTAGAAGTCTTAATGGAAGCTGGACTAGATGTTACTGTAGCACCAAGCCTATCTATAGCAGATGGCATTCAAGCAGTTAGACGTATGCTGCCTAGATGTTGGTTTGACATGGAACGAACTAAGAATGGTCTGGTAGCATTGCGTAACTATAGACGTGAGTTTAACGAGAAACAGAATGTGTTTTATGATAAGCCAGTACATGACTGGTCATCACACTTTGCAGATAGCTTTCGTTACATGGCAATAGGATTAGTAGAAGTAGATACAACATGGTCTAAACCATTACAACAAAATAAGGCATGGGTCGTATAATGATGAATCAAGAAGAATTAAAGGCACTATGTGCTGACGAGATCAATAACGCTATTGGCTATTTAGAGTCCGATACTGTTCAAGAACGTGCTGATGCCATGAACTACTACTTCCGTGACAAATACGGAACTGAGGTAGAAGGTCGCAGCCAAGTAGTTACCGGTGAGGTAGCTGAAGCCGTAGATGGTGCATTGCCACAACTGATCCGTGTATTCACGTCATGCGAGGATGCTGTGCGTTTTGAGCCTACTAAAGACGGTGAAGAAGAACTCGCTGACCAAGCTAGTGACATGGCTAACTGGGTATTCTATAAAGATAACGATGGCTTCTTGATCTTGCACAACTGGTTCAAGGATGCATTGCTGCAAAAGGTCGGTGTTGTTAAAGCCTATTGGGAAGAGAAGAAAGACACCATCAAAGAGAAGTACAAAGGCTTAACCGATGACGAGTTAGCCATGATCATGCAGACTGGCGAGTGGGAGATCACCAAGCAGACTACTGACATAGTAATTGGTTCTGATGGTATATCTTACAATACGCATAACATTACGATTGAAAGAATAAACGATGAGAGTCGTATTGCCATTGAGAACGTACCACCAGAGGAGTTCTTAATCAGCAAACGTGCTAAGACAATTGAAGACTCACCATTCACAGCACACCGTAGAATGATTGCCCGTGGTGACTTGATCGCTATGGGTTACGAGAAGTCTATCGTTGATACTATCCCAGCCGGTGACCGTTTAGAGTATTCACCAGAGCGTCTAGCACGTTTTGGTCGTGACGAGATGCCAGACTACGCACAGTCTACTGACCTATCAATGGAAGAGGTAGAGATATTTGAGTGCTACATCAAGGTGGACACAAACGACAATGGCTTGCTAGAGTTACGCAGGGTTATCATCGGTGGTGAGCAAATCCTATCTAACGAAGAGTGCGACTATGTACCATTCCACTCTGTATGCCCGATTCCTATCCCACACAAATTCTTTGGTCAATCACTAGCCGACAGGACAATGGACTTGCAACTAACCAAGTCTACTATATTGCGTCAGATGCTAGACAACTTGTACCTAACCAACAATGCCCGTGTTACAGCCGTAGAGGGTCAAGTAAACCTAGATGACTTACTAACGTCTACTGCCGGTGGTGTTATCCGTGTTAAGAACCCTCAAGCAGTAAATCAATTAACAGTAGCAAACACAGCCGGTCAATCATTTCCTATGATGGAATACTTGGATGGTGTACAGGCTAAACGTACCGGTGTTAGCGATATGCAACAAGGTCTTGATGCTAACGTGCTTCAGAACACTACAGCAACAGCCGTGGCAGCCATGATGCAACAGTCAGCAGGTAAGCTAGAACTAATGGCTCGTATCTTTGCTGAAACAGGTGTTAAATCATTATTCCGTGGCATATTGCACCTACTATGCAAATACCAAAACCAAGCCAAAACAATCCGTATGCGTGGCAAATGGGTATCTTATGACCCACGTGAATGGTCTAACCTATACGATGTATCAATCAACGTAGGCTTGGGCAATGGTAACCGCCAAGAGCAGATTGCTATGTTGCAAATGATTATGGCTAAACAAGAAGAGATCATCGGCAAGTACGGTGCTAACAACCCGTTGGTGACTGTAACGCAATACCGTAGCACTCTTGGTCGCATGATTGAGATGGCTGGTTTTAAAGACACAACTTCATTCATTAATGACATTACACCAGAGGTTGAACAGCAAATAATGCAAGCAGCAAGCCAAGCACCTACTGATCCAAACTCAGAGGCAGCACAATTGTATGCCAAAGTAGAAGAACAAAAGGCTCAACTATCTGCACAGACTAACCAAGCCAAGCTACAGCTAGATCGTGAGCAAATGCAAGTAGATAACGCTCGTAAAGAACTAGAGATGCAACAGAAACAAATGCAGATGGAAGCTGATTTCCGTATCAAAGAAGCCGAACTTCAACTAAAACAGATGGAGCTAGAGATTAAAATGCAAGCATCTGATGGTAAGTTACAGACAGAACAGCTTAACGCTATTATGTCAGCCATTACTAGCTTGAATGAAATGGTAAAAGGTGGTATAAAGGCTGAACCACAAGATATGGAAGATTACGGTGTTTAATACACAAAATATAGGGCTTAAATGACTAAATCCGAGTGGGCTAACAATATGCTCCAAGATCAAAACTTCTTGGGAGTGTTTAAAGATCTGGAAGAATTACAGATGCAACGGTGGGCAAACTCACCACTTTACGATTACGATGAGCGACAAGATGCTTACACAAAGCTAACAGCTATTCGTGAAGTAATGGCTCACATAGTTGGCATGGCAGATGACCGCAAGATTAACGCAAGTCGCTGGAAGATTTTATAGTATCTATAAAACGTGGCTAGGCGCACTAGCATATGGAGATTTAAATGACTACCGACACCAACCCTAACGGGAGTGACACACAGAGTACTGGCACTATCAATGAAGCACAAAACGCATTCTTAGGTTTAATGGATGCATCGGAAGCACCCGAAGAAGGGCAAGTGGAAGAGCAACCAGAACAAGAGAATGAGCAGGTAGAAGAGCAACAAGAAGAGCAAGGCGATTATAGCTCAGAGGAGTCTAACTCAGACCAAGACGAACAACGGTTTCAAGTTAAAGTCGGTGGCGAAGAGAAAGAACTAACCTTAACTGAACTAAAGTCACTAGCTCAACAAGGTGCAGACTATACCAAAAAAACGCAACAAGTAGCAGAGCAACGAAAAGCAATAGAGGCTGAACAACAAGCTATTGAAGAAGCCAAATATATGCGTGATGCTTATGCAGAACGGTTGCAAGCAATGGAGCAGTTACTGAATGCTCAACAACCAGTAGAGGATTTAGAGTCTTTAAAAGAATCTGACCCTATCGGTTACGCTGTACGAGTGGCAGAGATGTCGCAGAATAAAGAGAAGTTATATGCAGTACAAGCTGAAAGACAACGCATTGCAGAGATGCAACAAGCGGAGCAACAGCAAGGAATGCAACAATACTTGTCCGAACAGGCTGCTAAATTGTCTGAAACACTACCGGAATACAGCGATCCAGTAAAAGGTGAGGCACTAAGGTCAGATTTGCGTAAGTTTGCAAAGAACTTAGGATTCTCGGATCAAGAGCTATCGGCAGTAAGAGATGCTCGGCACGTTATGGCATTGTATAAAGCAATGCAGTACGACAAATTACAACAGTCTAAGCCTCAACTAAACAATCT